TTTGGTAGAGATAAAACATATACTCTTTACTATTATCAATGGCAACCTAGTAAAAATCAAATAAAATTAGAACTATGACAGGAAAAGAAGTAGAAGTATATATAAGAGAAGAACTAGACAGTGAACCTAGGCATAATGTAGAAGCATTAGCTTCAGCTATATCAATAGTAGCAAACAAAGTTGATCATGATGAATATGAATTAATGCAATTACTGCTAGAAAATAAACCAATATCTAAATTAATGACTCATAGCTATGGTTTTCATACACATAGCGGTAGGGAACTAATTGAAGGCATGCAAAATTATTATTATGAAGAAAACAATTAAATAATTATGGAAGAAATAATAGGTAAATTAACAGAGCTTATAAGAGACGAACTTGCTGAAAGTCAAGTAAATAAAGATAATGAATCAGCTGATTACTTGGCAGGTAAGAATCAAGCTTATGCTAAAGTATTGTCAGTAATAACAAAAGAATTAACAAATGGGAACAAGATCACTAACTAAAGTAATACAAACTTCGGAAACTTCTATTGCAAATGAAGATAATAAGAATGAAGTTTATAAAGAAAGAAAACCAATTACATGTATGTATCGTCAATATGATGGCTATATGAGCGGACATGGCGCTGAATTAGCTGAATGGCTATCTGGATATACAGTTGTAAATGGTATATCACCTGATAAATCAGAACCAATATTTAATGGTATGGATTGTCTTGCAGCGCAAATGTTTGTACATTTTAAGGCAAATGGTTGCAAGGAAGATGGCACACCAGTGTCTACACCAGGAAATATATATTGTATGCATCCTGACGCTTCAGATTGCTGGGAAGAATATCTATATGAAATATCAGAAGAAGATAAACAAATACACCTAACAGTGTATGAAATAGATAGTAGAAGCGAAGCTACAGAAATATTTCATGGAACACCAGAAGAATTATTAACTAAATTAAAATTAGATTATGCTTAATACAGAACAAATTTTAGAACAAAATGGACTTAACTGGAATGTAGTTAAGAAACCACTGCTTTATGCAGGAGAATGCACAACAGATGCTAACAATGGGTTACACTCTACAGATTACTATGGTATAGTAAGAGAAGACACTGGAGAGGTATTTGCTACTGTAAAAGAAGCTTACACACCTACACAAAATCATACTATTATAGAGACCATGCAAGATATTGCTGGAGATAATAATCTAGAAATAATAAGAGCTATACCTTTTAACGAAGGAAGAAAAGTAATGGTACAGATGAAACGTCCTAACAATCATATAGTTATAGGAGGTCAAGATACAGAACAATACATCTATGCTATTAATAGTCATGATGGCTCAAGTAGTCTTAAGTTTGGTTTTATGAATACAGTTGTATTCTGTCAAAATCAATTTGGCTGGATGAACTCTAATGCTTTCTCTGGATATAGACATACACAGTCTATCCAAGATAAGGTTAAAGAGTTACCATCTATAATTAACTTCTCAGGAGAAGAGGAGAAAATAGCAGAGCTGCAACACTTTAGTGGTCAATCAATTGGTAGAGATGCTATTGAAGAAATGCTATATAGTCTTACTAAAATTGATATAGCTATGAGTCGCAAAGAACTAGTAAACTTTTCTACAAGATCTATAAATATATACAATGATTTACAAGCTTGTATAATAGAAGAAACTTCTAGAGTAGGATTAACTAAATGGGGTTTGTTTAATGGTGTAACTAAGTATACTACACATATGAAATCAGCACCTTTAAGAGAACACGGTAGGCAAGAGAGTATTGTAACTGGATCAGGACAGAAAATGAACGAACAAGCTTTTAACTTTTTGAAAGCGTACTAACAGAGACGAGGGGACTAAGGTCCCCTTTTTCTACTTAATAATAACAAAACTTATGAAAAAAAAAATAATACTATTAATTACAATAATAACTTTATCTTCTTGCTCAAATAAAATACATGTTATTACAGAAATGGATGGAGATAGAGAAATAAGATGGTATACAACTAAAGAAAAAAAATAACTATGAGTAAAAATGTAAGTAAATGTTGTGGCTGTTCTTATGAGGATAGCACAATATCAGATTGCTGTACTGTTGAAATGAATAAGGATATACCTCTATGCCCTATATGTGAAAACGATGCAGATTGTAGTGGTTATCTATGTAATGAGTGTGGCAATTGGTTTGAAGAGCCAGAAGAAGAACATGAATATTTTACAAGAATGGAAGAAAATTATCTTGAAGAAAAAGCAGATGCCAAGCGTAAATATGGAGAATAATTATATATTTGTTAGCTAAAATAAAATTATGGATAACAAAGAAATAGAACAAACATTACTGGGAAAACTTATTGTGGAGCCAGAACTAATAGACAAATACTCTCAGTTAATCCATGAAAATTTATTTGAATATGATTTTAACAAATCAACATATCATGCTATTACAGATTTAAAAAGTAAAAATAGAACTATAGACATACTTAGTGTGTCTAAATTAATTAAAGGAGAAGATGTAGTTTTAAATTTATCTTTTATGACTGACAAGGCTTTTGATTTTATGGAAACAATAACCTGTATAGGTGTGTTAACAGAAGAATTTCAAAAGAGAACTCTTTCAGGTATAGTTAACAATGTTCACAATCAATTAAGTAATCATGATGAGTTAGAACTTATAATAGGTAAACTTACTTTAGAAATGTCTAAATTACAAATAGGCGATCCAGAAGTATTAGGAAACATAAACTTACAAATTAAAAACTTTCTAGACGATGTAGAAATTAGAATGAATACTGATGGATTACTAGGTATAGCTTCTGGATTTCAAGCTATAGATAGATTTACAGGTGGTTGGCAAGAAACAGATTTAGTTATAGTAGGAGGCGCTTCGTCTATGGGTAAAACTAGTTTTGCGCTTGCTCTTGCTTATAATGCTGCTAAATATACAAACACACCAACCGTTATATTTTCTTACGAAATGAGTGCTTTGCAGCTTATTAGAAGACTTGCATCTATGGAATCAGGAATAAATAATAAATATATTACTAATGGAACTCTAAACGATAAAGAACTTACTAAAATACACACTACAACTAATGAAATTAGTGGATTACCTTTACATATAGATGAAGGAAACATAACATCTTTAAATTATTTAGTTCATAGAATTAAAGAATATGTTAAAAATAAAGAAGTAAAATTAGTAATGGTAGATTACTTACAATTAGTTAGCTCTAAAAGTAAAGCAGGAAGTAGAGAGCAAGAAGTAAGTAACGTGGCTAGAACATTAAAAAATCTAGCTAAAGAATTAAATATCACAGTTATAGCGTTAAGCCAATTAAACAGAGGTGTAGGCATGCGTAATAACAGTAAACCAACGTTGTCAGATCTTAGAGAATCAGGCGAGATAGAACAAGCAGCAGACGTAGTTATGCTTATATATCGGCCTGAATACTACGGTATAGAGTTTAATGACAATGGAAAAGAAAGCAAAGGTACGGCTAACATTATATTTGCTAAAGGTAGAAATATAGGTGTTGGAGAAATTACTTTAAGCTTTAAAAGTGAAATAACTAAATTTATAGATTATGAAGAAGTTTAATATTATAGGAAAATTCCCTATAATAGCTACAGTTACTATAGGTGCTGTCATTTTTATAATAGGACCCATTATATTTTCTTTAATTATTGCGGGTATTATTGTAGTGCCAATGTATTTAGCTGTTCAAATATTTGGAGATAAAGATTAAAATAGTATATTTGTTTATGAATGGAAAAAAAAACTAGAAGTAAATCAAGGATACGTGCTATTGTAAATGAAATAGCTTATGATCTAGGTATAGATAAAAAACTTGTTAGACAGGTGTTACTTCTTACATTTAAAGAGATTGCAATAGCTTTAATATTAAGAGGAAGACCTGTTATGATAAGAAGATTTGTAAAATTTGTTGTAGCTGCAACAAAAGTTAAAAAGATAATAAAACAAAACAAAAAAGAAAAAGAAAAACAACTATGAATTTAAAAGATTTAAGTAAAGAATTACCATTCAAGTGGCGCGTACAGTCTACTAAGTTTGGAAAAACAACTTGTGTAGCATACATAGATGCAAGAGACTGTCAAGACTTACTAGATGAAGTATGTGGCCCTGAAAACTGGCAAAGTATGTTCTATGAAGAAAATGGTTTACTATTCTGTAAGGTAGGAATATATTGTCCAGAAACAGGAGCTGAAGAATATGGTAAATGG